TAAGTTCGGTGCTGGACTTGCAGCTGGAAAAGGAATACTTGATAGCGTTATGGGTTCTCTTATGGAGAATGAAAAGGTAGCCAATTTATTTACCAAAGCATTATCGGTCATAAGTGGAACGGCAAGTGCATTGGCTGAAATATTAACACCAGCATTTGAGGCAATAGGTAACGCAATATCCAATCCAAAGAAAGCATGGGATGATGTTGTACAAGCATTCAAGGATGGTTCAGCATGGATAAAAGAGAATTTAATAGACCAAGTTCTTGATGGCTTTATAACTATTGTAAATGACCTATCAATCGGTGTATTGAATTTAAGAAAGAATTGGAATGATTTTACGGGAGATGCCGAGGAGTCAGCATCAATACAAGAAGAGATTAACGGTTTACTTGCAGAGAATGTTGAGATAGCAAAGAAACAAGCAGAAAGGCAAGAAGAGGTAGGGAAAGCAGTAGGCAAGGTTACGAAGTTCTTTAAGGATTCAGTTACCACTATTAAAGATTCAATCAGTGCAAGTATAGAGAATGCCGATGCCTTAAAATCAGCTACTAACAACATCATTGTCCAAACGGCAAAGATTAACGAGAAGATTAAAGCCTTAACCGAAGAACAAGCCTTAAACGAAAGTATTGCCAATAACGAAAGATTAAGTTTCCAAGCGAGAATTGATGCCATCACTAAAAATTTAGAACTTAAAAGACAAGAGATTGAGCAGCAGAAATTACTAATCCAAAATGAAATAAATCTATTAGCCTTACAAAATCAAGGCAACAAGCAAAGTGCTGAGAAAACTGCTCAGATAACTGCATTGGGTATTACGATGAAGGGTTTGGATTCTACAATAAAAGAAACCGAAATTGCAGTATCGGATACTATAAGAGGAATTGAAGACCAAAGCAAAGATGGTTTAAAAGCAATTACTGATGCTACTACCGAAAGTAATAGGGCAATACTTGAAGCGTCAGCCCAAACTGAAATACTCGAAAAGGATAAACTTAAAAGACAATTAGAAGCCATTGAGACATCAAGACTTGCCTATGCAACTGCAATAGATGAGCAGATGAGTAAGGAAGTAGAGGGGAGTGCAAAATACAATGAATTACTTGCTGAGAAAATTGCCAAAGAGGGAGAATTTATCGCAGCAAGAATAACGGGAGAGGCTGAGTATAATGCAGCAGCTAAGGAATATGCTGAACAACAAAGACTTGAAGCGGCAAATAACTTAGAAATGAAAGCCCAAGCAGTTAATATGGCACTTAATGGAGTATCTTCTTTGTTAAAGGAAGACTCCAAAATGAAAAGTGCTATTGCTATCGGACAAGCAATTATGGATACTTATGTAGGAGCAACAAAAGCACTTGCACTTGGTGCTGGAACTCCTATGGGATACATCAATGCAGCAGCAATCATAGTAGCTGGTATAGCAAATGTTGTTAAAATTAAAAAGGAAGCGAGTAAACTTGCATCTGATATTGGAGGAAGTCCACCATCAGGGGGGAATATACCATCAGTTGGACCATCAATAAATATAGCCAAATCAAATGTTGATTCCAATACTCAACTCAATGCATCCATCAACGGGGATAAAATGAAACCAACAAAAGCCTATGTGGTATCAACTGAAGTTACAACGGGAACAAGCCTTGATAGGAAGATTTCACAAAGTGCAACAATAGGAAAATAATAGTTATATTTAGTATGAAGACATCATATCAAAAATTTATAGAAAATAGCAATCCACTTAAAATACAACTTGCTCAAATTGATTCAGTTTTAAATCAGCAATTGGGAGAAAGTGATACATATGTAGCAGAATTTAGAAAATACATTCCGCTTAGTTTAGTAAATTTACAAAAAGGATTGGATGGATATAATGATATAATTTCTAAAACAAATCAGTATATACCAATGGCAAAAACTTTAGGTAATGATACTATGTTGGCAAACTTAGTTAAAATACAAAAAAATGCTAACGAAATGGTTAAAATTTGTAATACATCAATTACAAAACTTAAATCTTTATAATGCGTATAGTTGAACTAATATTAGATGAAGAGCATATTGCTCATGGTATTGATGCCATCAGCATAGTTTCAGCACCAGCTATTGAGTCCAACTTTATAGCGTTAAAATCTCAGCAAGTCCAATTTGCTACCGTTGATGCCGATAAACAAATATTGATTGGTGCAGCATTAATTCCTGACAAGCCTATTTATCGTAACCAAGATGGAGAAGAGTTCCATTGCTACTTTTCAAAAGCAACGGTTCGCAGAGCATCAGAACTTTATTTGCAGAAGGGGAATCAACATAATGCCACCTTAGAACACCAAGTAAGTCTATCAGGAATATGCTTAATAGAGTCATGGATTAAGGAAGATATGGTGCATGATAAATCCGCCAAGTATGGCTTAAATGATGCCGTAGGAACTTGGATGGTATCAATGAAAGTTGATAATACTAAAGTTTGGGAGGAATATGTAAAAACGGGATTGGTAAAAGGATTCTCAATAGAAGGTTTCTTTGCAGACAATAGTCAAATCAAAGCAGAGAAGATTACACCTAACCAAGAACTTGATGAATTGATAAAATCATTGGGTTATGAAAAATCTAACAAAGTAAATTAAATAGTTATTTTAATATATGTCAACCGAGAAAAATACCTTAAATAGAGTAATGGAGTTACTTGGCTATAAAAAGTCAGTAGCTATCGAACTTGCTCAAAAGAAATCTCAGGATGGAGCAACCACATTTGATTCAGAATCATTTGCAGTTGGCGATGCCATTACAATAGTAACTGAGGATGGAAACATCGCAGTTCCTGAGGGAGAATACGCATTAGAAGATGGAACAATAGTATCAGTAGATGGAGGAGGAGTAATAGTTGAAGTTGCAACTGCTGGGGAAGAAACTGCTGAAGAGGAAGTTGTTGCATCAAATGTACCTGATGCTGCATCTCAAATACCTAAAACGGTAATTGAAACAATGACTAAAGAAACACATTTTGCAGAGGAAATTGAGCCAGTTGCCGAAGTAACAACCGAAGAGCAAGGAGCATTGGTAGATAATTTAGCTGGATTAATTGATTCAGTTACACCTGATGCAGTTACACCTGAAATAGCACAAGCAGTTGCTACCGCTATTGCAGATAAGATTGTAAGCATTACCGAAACTGAAGAAGGAATGGCTATGATAGCAGAATATAAATCTAAAGGTAAGACTAAGATGAGTTCTCAGACTAATATTAAATTAGCTGAATTGATGCGTGAAAATGCAGAACTAAAAAATAAGCTACAAACTGAAGAAGGTAGCAGAACTAAATTCAGTCCTGAGAATAAAGCAGACAATAAACTATTGTTTAAATTATCTCCTCAAAGAACTGAAACTATCCAAGACCGAGTTATGGCACAATTATTCAACAATTAAAAACAAATGAAAAATAGAAACATCCAATTGTCTGGTCCTACATTAAGTACCAACACCTATGCTGGAGAGTTCGCAAATAAATACATCGCTGCTGCGTTGTTGAGTGGCGATACTCTTGCTAAAGGTCTTATTACCTTGCATCCAAATGTGGCTTACAAGGAAGTTATCCGTAACTATGCCACAAGCGTTGTTATTGCAGATTCTACTTGTGATTACACCGATGGTTCATCAGTAACACTTAGCGAATATGTATTGACACTTGCTGAAAAGCAAGTTAACTTAACGCTTTGCAAGAAGAGTTTACAACAAACTTGGGAATCTATGCAAATGGGTTTCTCAGCCTTTGATAAATTGCCACCAACATTTGAAGATTTCGTATTAGCTCAAACTGCTGCACAAGTTGCTCAACAAGTTGAACTTGGAATATGGACATCTACATTATGGTATAACGGTACATTAGCTGAAGGAATGATTGGCTATTTACTTGATAATACTTGTATCGCAGTAAATGCATCAGGTATCTCAACTGGCTCAAACATTGCTGCTCGTTTGCAGTCTATGTTAGATGCATCTCCAGCTGCATTATACGGTAAAGAAGGATATCAGTTCTATGTTGGTCCATCTACAATGAAGGCATACCAAGCAGCACTTTCTATTGGTAACTATAATTTCCAATTCTATGTTGGAGAGAAGCCAATGAACTTCCAAGGTATTCCAGTAACATTATGCCCGGGTCTTAACGATTACGATTGTGTATTAGGTTTGAAATCTGATTTACACTTTGGAACGGGTTTATTGGATAACTATAACGAAGTTAAAATGTTAGACATGGCTGATATAGATGGTTCACAAAATGTAAGAATCATCATGAGATTTACGGGTGGCATCATTGCTACTAATGTTGGACAACAAGTAGTTCTAAACGTAACGGTATAATTATGGCTTGTAATACTATTGATGCTCGTTTAGAGCCTTGCAAAGAATACATCGGTGGTATACAAGGGA